CTTTCATCTACTGGCTCAGCAGCAACGAGAGCGCCCCCTTGGTGGCATGTTAGCGCGGAAGGGACTTTGAGCATTTATGGATTGACGGGAGACGCATCCAGCTGCCGAACTTGTTTGAGAGGATTTGGGGGAGCCTTGTGTAGGGATGCGGACGCTAGAACCCCGAAGCAGTTCTTTGCTAACCATAACGGTTCGGCGGTTTCCGCGGGAGACGTATATCTCGGAATCTTCCGAGAAGAAGGAGAAGAAAACATGAAGTACGTTCGCCATGCCGAAACCGGAGGAGTCTTCGGCCTCGAGTTTGAAAAGCTCGCCCACTTTACCACGCTTGCTTCCGCGCAGTTTAACGCTAACGTGTTTACCGCAGAAGACAAGATCACGGAAGTTAACACGGAAGAGTTTCAGTCACTACTTCTTGGGTGCGGCATTCCCTTCCAGCACCCAGATCGCCTTGCTAATTTCAACCGAGGTGGTACCTGGTCTCGTGCGCATGATAACGCCGACCAGCTTGCCGCCAATCAGGTGCTCCTAAATAAGCTGGTTAAGAAGCTCGGAGCCTAGCCACAAACCTTACCGACAGAAGGGGGTTGCATGCCTCCTTCTCGGAAGCCCGCACCAAAAGCATTAGATAGACCAAAAAGTCCTCCGGCGACTACGCCTCAGGCACGCGAGAACCAACTGATCGCTTTGGCGGCCGACCTTGCGGAACAGCAAATTCGAGACGGCGTTGCTTCTTCTCAAGTAATCACGCATTTCCTAAAACTAGGTACTATGCGTGAACAGCTTGAGAAAGAAAAGATTGCTAAAGAAGTCGAATTGCTAACCGCAAAGTCGGACGCCATTGCCTCAGGCGCAAAGACCGAAGAGATGTACAAGAACGCGCTCAACGCTATGTCTGAGTACCAAGGTAGAGACGATGTATATTAGGCGTTATTCCGACTTGCTTCAGCTAAGTACCTTCGAGGCTAGGTATAACTACCTTCGACTCAAAGGCGCAGTAGGCGAGTCCACTTTCGGATTTGAGCGTTACGTTAATCAACAGTTCTACACTTCGACCGAATGGAAACGTGCTAGGAATCTCGTTATTACTAGAGATCTAGGTATGGATCTCGGTATCGAAGGCTATGAGATCTATGATAAAATCATAGTCCATCATATGAACCCTATGACTATCGAACATATCGAAGATGGAAACGCAGACATCCTAAATCCTGAGTTTCTAATTTGTACAACCCACAACACGCACAACGCAATCCACTATGGTGACGCCTCCCTTTTACCTAAACCGTTTGTGGAGCGATCTCGTGGTGATACAAAATCATGGTAATTAAGGAGGTGTGACTAAATGGCAGATACCGAAAGTATTTTAGATTCAGTCAAGAAAGTACTGGGTCTAGACATAGAATATGACGCCTTCGACGTGGATGTTGTTATGCTTATTAATTCAGCATTTGCAACACTAAATCAGCTCGGCCTCGGACCAAAGAGCGGCTTCTCGATCAACGATCGTGAGGAAAAATGGGGCGATTTCATTGAAGATACGGAGAACATCAACTCCGTAAAGACATATGTGGCGATTAGCGTCAGACTTATATTTGATCCGCCAGCAACCTCCTTTGTTATTACGGCAATGGAAACTCGTTTGAAAGAACTCGAGTGGCGGCTAAACGTACAAGTAGATTCTACACCCATTCCTCTGGTGCCAGTCTTTCTGGAACCCCAACTGTAAGAAAGGAGCATCATGAGCGATGTAAATGAAGATGAAGCCTCTCTCGCCCATTACGGCGTACCTGGTATGCGGTGGGGTCGACGAAATGGAAGTAAGGTAACTACTTCTTCCACCAAAGGGAATGCTAAGCCGTTCCCTCGAACATCTGCAGATCACAAAGCAGTAAATAAGGTAAGAGCCAAGAAGGTTTCAGCTATGTCCAATGCTGAACTTAAGGCTTTTACGACCCGAGTAAATCTTGAGCGACAGTATAATCAGCTTAATCCAGGAAAGATCGCCAAGGGTAAGGCGTATGTCGATAAGGCACTTGCTGTAGGTGCGGTAGCCAATTCGGTATACACCCTATATAAGAGTCCGGTAGGCAAACTCGCAGTTGCCGCGCTTAAGAAATAAAAGAAAGGGGGTTGGTAATGGGTCTATCTAATACCGCTACGCCAAAGTATTATGCGGCATTCCGAAACGCAGTTTTGCTTGGTGAGATTCCAGTAAACCGTGAAGTCGGCTTGGAAATGCGAAGAATCGATAGCCTTATTGCCAACCCCAATTATTACTGTGATGATCGGGCGGTGGAGGGCTTCATTAAATACTGTGAAGCTGAACTAACGCTAACTGACGGTAGCGACCTAGTCCTTCTTGACACGTTCAAGGTCTGGGCTGAACAAGTTTTCTGTTGGTACTTCTTCCAGGAACGAACGGTATACGTGCCTACGCCAGATCACCATGGCGGAAGTTTCGTTCGTAAGATGATCAAGAAGCGTTTGACGAATAAGCAGTATCTGATTGTTGCGCGAGGCGCTGCTAAGTCTATGTATGCGGAATGCATACAAAGTTACTTCCTGAACGTCGACACCACGACGACTCATCAGATCACTACTGCTCCAACGATGAAGCAGGCCGACGAGGTAATGTCACCATTCAGGACCGCCATCACTCGAGCAAGAGGACCGTTGTTTAAGTTCCTCACAGAAGGCTCTTTGCAGAATACCACTGGGTCTAGGGCTAATCGAGTTAAACTTGCTTCTACCAAGAAGGGTGTTGAAAACCTTCTCACTGGATCTCTTCTTGAAGTTCGTCCAATGTCTATCGATAAGCTTCAGGGCCTAAGGCCTAAGATCTCTACGGTTGACGAATGGCTTTCTGGCGACATCCGAGAGGACGTAATTGGCGCTATTGAGCAGGGCGCGACAAAGCAGGAGGACTGGCTCATCATTGCGATGAGCTCTGAAGGAACTGTGCGTAACGGTGCGGGCGACACAATCAAAATGGAACTACAATCCATTCTTCGTGGCGAGTACATTGCTCCTCACATCTCAATCTTCCACTACAAGCTGGATTCTCTGGATGAAGTACCCGACCATAGGATGTGGCCTAAAGCCCAGCCTAACATCGGCTTCACCGTTTCTTACGAAACGTATCAGCTAGACGTCGAACGCGCCGAAAAAGCGCCAGCATCGAAGAACGACATTCTAGCTAAGCGCTTTGGTATCCCCATGGAGGGGTTCACCTACTACTTCACTTATGAAGAAACAGAGCCACACCGCTTTAGAGATTTCCGACAAATGCCTTGTTCAATGGGTGCCGACCTTTCTCAGGGTGATGACTTCTGCGCATTCACCTTCCTCTTTCCTTTGTCCAGGGGGGACTTCGGAGTCAAGACTCGTAGTTACATTACTGAACTGACTATGAAGAAGTTGCCTGGGGCAATGCGAGCTAAGTATGACGAGTTCCTTCTTGAGGGGAGTCTTCAGGTTCTTCCTGGAACAATCCTCGACATGATCGATGTGTATGACGATTTGGATGCTTTTATTCTCGCGTCTGAGTATGACGTTAGAACTTTCGGTTTCGACCCTTATAACGCCAAAGAATTCGTTGAGCGCTGGACGCTTGAAAACGGTCCATTTGGAATTGAAAAGGTCATTCAGGGAGCTCGAACAGAATCGGTTCCTCTCGGGGAGCTTAAAACACTGAGTGAAGAACGAATGTTGCTCTTCGACCAGGATCTAATGTCGTTTGCCATGGGTAACGCCGTTACGCTGGAAGACACTAATGGCAACCGAAAACTGTTTAAAAAGCGTCAAGACCAAAAGATCGACAACGTTTCCGCACTAATGGACGCATATGTTGCGTACAAAGCCCATAAAGACGCTTTTGAATAGGAGTGCAAATGACACAGGACCGCATTGAGGTGGATGACTTCCTTAGACACTACGGTGTTGAGGGTATGAAGTGGGGTAAGAATCGTACCGTAGAAGAAATTCAGGCTGCCGTCGCTGCAGCTGCAGCTAAAGCTGGCGAGGTAGGAGGAGATGCTCTGGATGGCGCAAGTGAGTTCTCTAAAGACGCCCTTAGTAAAGGCGATAAATTTGTAAAGAGTTTCTTTGACGAAAAACAGACCGGAAACGTCCCAGGGCGAGAATTCCGAGCTCTCCCCGATAAAAAGGGTAAAGTAACTAAGTTCCTCGACAAACTTCGATTGGAACAGGGACAAAAAGGCCGAGCAGAAGACGCCCAACTTCGAAAAGAAGGCTGGGATGTACAACGAGTCGGTAACCGCCGTTCCTCAACCAAGCAGTTTGCTAACGGTCAGCAGATTACTCCAAAGAAAAAGCCAAGGTACTAAACCAAAACGTTTAATGAAAGAAAGGAGGTACTCATGGCGCAGTTTAAAGATAAGCTTAAACATGCGTGGAACGCTTTCACCAATGATGAAACAACCAACGTTCGGTCGTATGATTATGGTGCAAACTATTCTGTGCGCGGCGATAGAACCAGAATGCATTCTACAAATGAACGCTCGATTATTTCATCGATCTACACTCGTTTGAGCATTGATGTTGCCGCTAGCGATATCCAGCACGTTCGTCTTGATAGCGATAATCGTTTTCTAGAACCCATGGATAGTGGACTGAACAACTGCCTCACTCTAGAAGCAAACATCGACCAGGGAGCCAGGGCGTTTAAGCAAGACATCGTCATGACCCTCCTCGACAAGGGCGCCATTGCCATCGTCCCTGTGGATACGTCTTTGGACCCAACTATTTCTGATTCTTTTGATATTAAAACGCTTCGTGTAGCTGAGATCACACAGTGGTATCCTCGTCATGTTCGAGTTAATGTCTACGATGATACCACAGGGCTTAAAAAAGAACTCGTTCTCCCTAAAGCAACTGTAGCTATCGTGGAGAATCCGTTCTATGCGGTGATGAACGAGCCAAACTCAACGCTTCAGCGACTCATCCGTAAGCTTAGTCTTCTCGACCAGTTGGACGAAAAGTCTAGCTCTGGTAAACTCGACATGCTCATTCAGCTTCCGTATGTAATTAAGTCGGAGCAGAAGCGAGCACAAGCTGAGATGCGCCGAAACGACATTGAGGTACAGCTGACCGGATCTAAGTATGGTATCGCCTACATCGACGGAACCGAAAAGATCACCCAGCTTAACCGACCTGTAGAGAACAATCTTCTCGCCCAGGTCGAATACTTGACAACCATGCTTTATGGCCAACTTGGCCTTACTCCTGAGATCTTTACAGGTAAAGCCGATGAGGCCACAATGCTTAACTATCACAACCGCACGATCGAGCCAATTCTTGCTGCGATCATTCAGGCTATGAAGCGATCTTTCCTAACTAAAACCGGTCGTACGCAAAAGCAGTCGATCGAGTTCTTTAGGGATCCGTTTAAGCTCGTTGCCGTTAGCGACTTGGCAGAGATTGCCGACAAGTTTACACGGAACGAAATTCTATCTTCGAATGAGGTTCGCGGAATTATCGGTATGCGACCGGCAAAGGACAAGAGTGCGGACGAACTTCGTAACAAGAACTTGCCTGTAGCAGAAGACTTAGGCGAGCTCTCTCCGATCCGAAAAGCCATCCAACCATTAACTCCACAACCACAGGAAGGAGGACTTCAAAATGAAAGCTGACTTTAGTGGCTACGCAACCAAGAACGGTCTCGTATGTACTGATGGCCGCATTATTCATGCTGACGCCTTCAAGGAGCAAGACAAGCAGAAGGTGCCGCTTGTATGGCAGCACCAGCACGACGGTCCAGTAAATGTTCTTGGCTACGGTATTCTTGAACACCGATCTGACGGCACTTACGTACAGGGCTTCTTCAACGAAACCGAAAGCGGCGTAAACGCTAAGACGCTCGTGCAGCATGGAGACATCACTGCACTATCGATCTACGCAAACCGCCTCAAGCATGCCGGGGTAAATGTTATCCACGGTGCAATTACCGAAGTCAGCCTCGTTCTTGCGGGAGCTAACCCTGGTGCCTTCATCGACAACGTCAATCTGGCGCATGCTGCTGATGGTACTGAGGAGTCTGAGGTTATTATCTACACGGGTCTCACTCTCGAGCACTCGGACGACGAAGAAAGGGCCTCTGTGGCTGACACTGATCCATCTATGCAGGCGATTTTCAACACGTTTAATGAAGATCAGCTCGCTGTTGTCCGCCATATGCTTGACGAAGCCCTTAATGGCGACGAAGACGATGCCGAAGACGATGCCGAAGACGATGCCGAAGACGATGCCGATACTGAAGAGGACACCGAGGCTGACTCGATCGAACACGCCGCCGGTGATGACTCAGCAGCCGACATCTTCAACACTCTTGACGAGAAGCAGAAGAACGTCGTTTACTACATGATTTCCGAAGCTCTCGGAGAATCGGCAGACACCAAAGATTCCACCAACTCAAACATTCAGCACAGCCAGGAAGGTACACCCATCATGACCAACGTTTTCGACCAGAGCACCGCCCCCGCAAACGCGCGGACTACGCTCTCCCACGCCCAGATCAGCACGCTCCTCAAGGACGGCGAAAAGATGGGTTCTCTCAAGGAGTCCTTCCTCGCTCACGCGGAGGACTACGGCATCAAGGACATCGACCTGCTCTTCCCCGATGCCCGCACCCTCTCCAACACCCCTGAGCTCCTCGCTCGCCAGACCGAGTGGGTTGTTAAGGTCCTTAACGCGACCAAGCACTCCCCGTTCGCCAAGGTCAAGTCGCTCATTGCGGACCTCACCGCGGCCGAAGCTCGCGCCAAGGGTTACATCACCGGTAAGATGAAGAAGGAAGAGGTTATCAGCCTCCTCCGTCGGACCACCGGCCCGACCACCATCTACAAGAAGCAGAAGCTGGACCGGGACGACATCCTGGACATCACCGACTTCGACATCATCGCATGGTTGAAGTGGGAGATCCGCTTCATGCTCAATGAGGAAATCGCTCGCGCGATCCTCGTGGGTGACGGCCGCTCTACCCTGAGCGATGACAAGATCAAGGACCCGGCAGGCGCAACCTCTGGCGACGGCATCCGCTCCATCCTTCTCGACAGCGAGCTCTACGCAGTACACGTTACCCTTGAGGCCAACGTTGCTCCGTCCGTCGTCATCGATGAGGTTACTCGCGCTCGTACCGCTTACCGCGGTTCCGGTTCGCCTTCGTACTACACCACCGACAAGGCCCTCACCGACCTCCTGCTCCTCAAGGACAAGATGGGTCGCCGTCTGTACGAGACCGAAGCTTCGCTGGCTTCTGCACTCCGCGTCAAGGAGATCATCCCCGTTGAGGTCATGAACGAGTACCCGAACCTGCTGGGTATCATCGTCAACCTCATCGACTACACCGTCGGTGCGAACAAGGGCGGCGAGCTCACCTTCTTCGAAGACTTCGACATCGACTACAACCAGCAGAAGTTCCTGCTGGAGACGCGCATCTCTGGTGCGCTGACCAAGCCGAAGTCGGCCATCGTCGTTCTCCGCGAGCAGGGTATCCTGGTTGCTAGCATCACTGCGCCGAACTTCAACGGTTCCACCAACACCATCACCGTGCCCACCACGACTGGCGTTGACTACCTTGTGAATGACGCAGTCGTAACCGGCTCCGTCCTCATCACCGAGGACACCGAGATCGTTGCTGTGCCTGCGGAGGGTTACTACTTCCCGTCCAACAGCACCAACAGCTGGGCCTTCACCTTCACCGAGTAACTAACCGTTAGGCGCCTTCAAAATGGCAAAATTCTACGGAGAGATCGGTTACGGTGAACGAGTAGAGAATGCCGAAGGAGTATGGGAGGACGTCATCACAGTACGAAAATACTATGGTGACGTCCTCCGTAACGCTAAAAAAGACAATCCCGGAGACGCAAAGGTTAACTCTGATTTCTCCGTGAGTAACTCAATCAGAGTGATGGCTGACGCTTACGCCAATGACCACTTCTTCGCCATAAGATACGTACGATGGATGGGCAAGCTTTGGACTGTGACTGAGGTCGAAGTCCAAGCGCCCCGACTTATCTTACGTTTGGGAAAGGTGTACAATGGGCAGCAGGGTTGAGCTACACGCAATACTGAAAGAGATCGTGGGGGCTGAGGGTAAAGTATACTTTCAGCCCCCCGAAGACGTCTCTATGGTGTACCCATGCATTGTCTACTCTCGTAGTGAACTTAAGGTGTCGTTTGCGGAGAACAGCCCATACCGACTAACTAAGCGCTACGCGGCAACAGTTATCGATCCAAATCCGGATAGCCTGATCCCAGATAAGCTGGCCTTGTTACCTATGACTACTTTCAGTAGGCATTTCAAGTCCGCTAATCTAAATCATGATACATACAACATCTATTATTAGGAGCAACACATGACCAAACTTCTTTGGGACGTGGCTGGCGAGCGAGTCTATGAGACTGGCGTCGATCACGGAGTCCTGTACATCCCAAACGGCGGCGGCGTTTACGCTAACGGTTATACCTGGAACGGTCTCGTTTCTGTAACCGAAGCCCCGTCTGGCGCAGAAGCAACCGCTATCTACGCCGACAACATCAAGTACCTCAACCTCATCTCGGCAGAGGACTTCGGCGCAACCATCGAGGCCTTCACCTACCCGAATGAGTTTGCCCAGTGTGACGGTACCGCGTACCCGACCGCAGGCGTTTCTGTTGGCCAGCAGACTCGAAAGCCTTTCGGCCTGTCCTACCGCACAAAGATCGGAAACGACCTTCTTGCTAACGACTACGGCTACAAGCTGCACCTCATCTATGGCGCACTCGCTGCTCCGACGGAGAAGGCGTACACCACGGTCAACGATTCTCCTGAGGCAATCACCTTCAGCTGGGAAGTTACTACGACTCCGGTTGATGTGCCCAACCTGAAGCCGACCGCTTCGCTGACCATCGACTCCACTAAGGTTAGCGCGTCGGGTCTCGCGGCCCTCGAGCTTGCTCTTTATGGCGCCCCCGGAGTCGACCCTCGACTTCCTACGCCTACTGAGGTCATCGCGTTCTTCAGCGGTACGGTCACGCAGGTAACTGCCACGGCTCCGACCTATGTCCTTGCGACTAAGACGATCACCATTCCCACCGTAGCGGGTGTGGTATACAAGATCGACGGGGTCACCAAGACTGGCGCAGTTGTCATCACCAAGGACACCGTGGTTACGGCACAGCCGCTCGCCAGCTACAAGTTCGCAGATGTTGCGGACGACGACTGGTTCTTCAGCTTCACCTAAACCCAGATTTGAAAGAAGGGAGATCAAAGAATGCTCACACTCACAGTTAACTCCGCCCACACAAAAGAAATGTTTGATGAATTCAAACAAGAATTTATTCCACCTATTAAGTTGCCGGAAGTAACGCTGGAGCTAGAGCATTCTTTGGTCTCCCTTTCAAAATGGGAGGCCAAGTGGGAAATCCCATTCCTTGGCGATGCCACAAAAACAGAAGAACAGACTCTAGATTACATTCGTTGCATGACGATGAACGACGGAGTTCCTGAAGAGGTATACGGAAGACTTAGCAATGACGATATCCGAATCGTAAGCGAGCACATTAATTCAAAAATGTCCGCCACTTGGTTTGCAGATAAGCCAAGCGCTCCTGGTCGAAAAGAAGTAATAACCGCAGAAGTCATATACTATTGGCTTATCGCATTAACAATACCGTTTGAGTGCCAAAACTGGCACTTAAATAAGTTGCTAACCCTAATTAAGGTTTGCAATCAAAAGAATGCTCCAGAAAAAAAGATGAGTAGATCTGAGTTGATTGCTCGAAACCGAGAACTTAATGCCTCTAGGCAAAAGCAGCATAAGACTACCGGGTAACCAGAAAAGAGAACAGTATGACTAAACTTATCTGGGATGCTATCGGAGAACGCTACTTTGAAGCCGGAGTAGATCACGGCGTCCTTTATGTTGACACAAATGGTGTGGCATGGAATGGCTTGGCCTCTGTTACCGAAACACCATCTGGTGGTGAAGCTACACCATACTACCTCGATGGAGTTAAATACCTAAACGAGCCAAAAGGTGAAAACTTTGGTGGTACGATAGAGGCATACACTTACCCCGAAAGTTTTGAAGCGTGTGACGGATCCTCCGAGATTGGTAGCGGCTTAGTGGTCGATCTTCAGCCACGAAAACAATTTGGTCTATCTTATAGAACCCGACTTGGGAATGACCTTTTGTCGGATTCCCTAGGTTATAAAATACATATTGTATATAACGCACTTGCTGCCCCAACGCAAAAGGTACATACCTCTGTTGGCGACAGTCCAGACCCAATGACGCTATCTTGGAGTTTTACTACAACTCCTGTAAAGGTTAGTGGCTCAAACCTGGCTCCAACTGCGCACGTTATTATAGACTCAACTAAAACCTCAGTCACGGTTATGCGATTTATCGAAGATTATCTGTATGGATCTAGCACCCATGGTCCAAGATTAGTTCCATTAGCGCAGCTGTTTAATTGGTTTAAGAATCCTCCAGTAACGCTTAAAATATATCCGAATGTCGTTTCTGGTCTATCTGACCTCACCGTTGAAAATCTAGGAGACCTTTGGGGCACTAGAAATACGGGCCTATACACCGCCACGCCCGAAACACGACTCATAGAAACCAGTCGCCCTGGCCTTTACACTCTGGAGAGCTAATGTCCCCCAATTATACTATATATCCCGCCGTTGATGAAAATTTCAACTTCCCACCAGAAATTAGGGAAGCACTTGCTTCGTCAACCGAGCTCATCGCTATGGCTACGTCTGCGTCAGAAGCCCGTCCAGCACTAAACGCATGGTCTTATGGTGTTACTGCCTCTGGGACCGGAACGGCAAATAGGTCGGCCCTTCAGGCGCTAATCAATCTTGCTTTATCAACGAAAATGGACGTTAGGCTTCCTCCTTTTGCTTTTGATATTACGGGTACTGTTACTATTGGCAGTCCTGGTAAAATCGCAATTCTCGGTTGCGGCATTGAAAACACAATAATCCACCAGACCCTGAAACCAAATGCTATATTTAAGGTTTCGGGCAGAAGCGTCACGATTATGGATGTGGCCTTTCTTGGAGACGGCTTGGATATGACAGGCATGGTTGACTCCGAAAACTATGCGCAATACTCTGGCATTTGGCTTTTTGCAGGGTCTAGCGGCGCTCGTA